GACGGTGCTCAGATATCCTTGGGTGAACTGAGAGGCTCACAGGCAATCGCACAGCTGTCAGACATAGTAATAGGTATGGAACGTGACCAGCAGAACACTAACGAAGACATACGGAATACGACTACTGTTCGTGTCCTAAAGAATCGTTACACTGGTGAGACCGGACCCGCTTGTTACCTACAGTACGACAGAGGCACGGGTAGAATGCAGGAAGTAGCTAACCCTGAGATAGGAGCAGACTTTTGATCTACCTTGACCTTGAGGCCAACGGTTTGACTCCAGACACCATCTGGTGCGTCGTGACTAGGGAAAACGGTGTTAGTACTGTACACACTACCCGTGACACCCTCTGTAAGGCTCTAGAAGGCTCTGTAAGCGTCTGTGGACATAATCTGATAGGTTATGACCTCCCAGTGTTAAAACGTCTCTGGGGGCTTTCTGTGGCTCCTGAGAGGGTAGTCGATACTTTGGTATTGTCACGTTTGTTTGACCCAAGCAAGTCCGGTGGACACTCTTTGCGCAACTGGGGCAACGAACTAGGCTTTCCAAAAGGCGACCACAACGACTGGTCAAGACTGTCACAGGAAATGATTGACTACTGTATACAGGACGTAGCAGTCACCGAAGCAGTACACCAGCGGTTGACCAAGGACATGGTAGACTTTGACCAGCAGTCCATCGACTTGGAACACAAGGTTCAGTACGTAGTACATCAACAGGAACAAAACGGTTGGCTCCTAGATCAGTACTTATGTATGGACTTACTAGCAACATTTAAGGAGAGAATGAATGCAATTGAAGAAGAACTACAGGAGAAGTTTCCTCCGATTATACACGAGAGGTGGTCTGATAAGACGGGCAAACGCCTTAAGGACAAAGTGGAAGTCTTCAATGTCGGCTCGCGTCAACAGATTGCGAAGAGACTATCGGGGCTTGGTGTGGTCTTTGAAAAGGTTACAGAAAAAGGGAATGCGATCGTTGACGAGGCTGTACTAGCCACCATTGACCTACCAGAAGCTAAGTCCGTCAGTGAGTACTTGATGCTACAAAAGAGATACGCACAGGTTAACTCGTGGATGGAACATGTACAGGAAGACGGTAGGGTTCATGGACGTGTGATTAGTAACGGTGCTGTCACTGGACGTATGACCCACCAGAGTCCCAACATGGCACAAGTACCAGCAGGACACAGCCTATACGGTAAAGAGTGTCGCTCATGCTGGACTGTACCTGAAGGGAAGAAGCTAGTAGGTTTTGACGCTAGTGGCCTTGAGCTACGAATGTTGGCACACTACATGGACGACAAGGAGTTTACCAATGTCCTTCTCACCGAAGACATTCACACAAGAAACCAAATGGCTGCTGGGCTTGAAACAAGACCTCAAGCTAAGACTTTCATCTACGCTTTCCTTTACGGAGCAGGAGACGCAAAAATTGGAAGTATCGTTGGAGGAAGCCCAAGAGACGGCGCAAATCTTAAGCAACGATTTCTACGAAATACACCTGCTCTTGAAAGTCTACGAGAACGCGTTGGTCGAGCATCTGGGCGAGGCTATCTCACAGGACTTGATGGACGAAGACTTAGAGTTAGATCTGAACATGCTGCATTGAATACGTTGTTACAGGCGGCAGGAGCCATCGTGATGAAGAAGGCCCTAGTCATACTGGACGACTACGCACCGCAGTGGAAACTAGACTACAAATTCATAGGGAACATACATGACGAAGTACAGTCGGAGGTGGCTACAGACCAAGCAGAGAAATTCGGTTGGCTTGCAGTCGAATGCCTCAAGGCGTCAGGGGTTCACTTTAACCTCAGATGCCCCCTTGACGGAGAGTACCAAGTCGGAACAACAAATGGTTTATGAAAAAGAGCAAGGTAAGTACTACAAGGATGACCCACAAACTAAAAAGAAAGAAAACAATCTACAGATGTACGTCAACAGCAAGTACATATCAAAGGCACATCCTTTGCATAAGCCCGGACGTTACAAGAACTTTGAGGACGCTGCTTTCAGCAGTTTAGCAAAGTACGAGTCCAGTGTAGAAGGTCAGGTCTACGTCATTGTCAACCCTAGCTTTCCTGAGTGGGTCAAAGTAGGTATGGCTATTGACTCAGAAGACCGGCTCAATAGCTACCAAACCTCTTCACCTTTTAGGAACTATGTGTTAAACTATAGTTGGAACGTAAGCGACCGCAGGGCTGCAGAGTCAGAAGCCCACACTGAGCTACAGAAGATGTACGAAAGACGTAGTGAGTGGTTTAAATGCACACCAGAGCAAGCCCAAGAGGTAGTCTCTGGTATAGTAGGGAACTACCAATGAAAAACGTATACAATTTAGTGGACGACATTTACAAACTTGTTAAAACCAAGAGAGTAGACAAAGACGTTGACATCGAAGAGTGCATTGAGCAGTTTGGAGAAAACGTCAAGGACTTGATGCGTAAGGAGTTTGGTGGTCGTCGTTTTGACGGACGTAAACTACGCATGTCCAACATTGGTAAGCGTGACAGGTTCTTATGGAACCACTACAACAATGTTCAAAAGTCAGAGGAGATGCAGGGCCACACACTGGTTAAGTTTCTCTACGGACACCTTATCGAAGAACTGTTGTTATTCCTTACGAGGGCCTCAGGACATGAAGTTACAGCAGAACAAAAGCAATGTGAAATCAACGGCATTACGGGTTCTATGGACTGCAAAATTGACGGTGTTGTCACGGACGTTAAAAGTGTTTCATCGTATGGGTTTAAGAAATTCAAAGACGGCACTCTGGCTTACGATGATCCGTTTGGATACGTCGCTCAAATTAAAGGATATGCAAAGGCAGAGAACCAGACAAGTTTTGGATGGCTTGCGATGGACAAACAGAACGGACACTTAACCTACCTACTGTACAACGAGGAAGACACTCAAGCTCCTGTGTACGAGAAGATAGGCTTTGACATCACAGACCGTATTGAGCATGTCCAAGAGATGGTTAAGCAGCCAGAGCCTCCTGAAAACTGCTACGAGCCTAAGCCAGACGGCAAGAGTGGTAACATGAAGCTGGACATAGGTTGTTCCTATTGTGCATATAAGAAAGAGTGTTGGCCGGGTCTACGTGCCTTCTCTTACTCTACAGGATGAACCTTTCACTGTTCCTTACATTATTTCTCGTAGCTACCGTCCTGACTTCGTTGATCCTAGTGGTTTATACCTTATTGAGTGTAAGGGTTACTTCAGGGACGGAGACACGAAGAAATACACCAGCATCAGGGACTCTCTACCCGAAGGGCAAGAGTTAATCTTTGTTCTGATGCAGCCCAACAAGAAAATACGAAAAGGTGCCAAAATGACCATGTCACAATGGTGTGACAAAGAGGGAATACTATGGTATAATATAGAGACACTACAGGAGTTAATTAGTTATGTCGCTAACGCTAGAGGAAATTAAGGAACGCCTCTTGAAAACCCTTGACCCAGACGACCTACTGGAGGCCTTACAGATAACCTCAGAACAGATTCTGGACAGGTTTGAGGACAAACTAATCAATAGACTAGACGTGTTTGAAGAAGAGCTAGAGGAGGAAGAAAATGAGCATTGATGAAGCGACTCCACAAGAGTGGGACTATGCGAGTGCGTTAAGTAAGTTGTCTATTAGGAAAACACCAGACCCTGTAGAGCGACCCGACCACTACAACAACGGAGCAATCGAAGCAATCGAAGCTATAAAAGCGTCCATGCCTGAGAACGAGTTTAGAGGCTATCTCAAGGGTAACGCATTGAAGTACCTCTGGCGTTATGACTACAAAGGAAAACCAGTAGAGGACTTACGTAAGTGTAAGTGGTATATTGAACGACTAATCAAGGAAATGAATTAATGGACGCATATCAACAGTACATACACAAGTCCCGCTACGCTCGTTACCTACCAGAGGAACAGCGTCGGGAGACTTGGGAAGAAACAATTGACAGGTACTTAAACTTCTGGATTGAGAAGGGTAAGTTAACACTGGAAGAAGCCAATGGTATCTTCAAAGACATACACGACATGGACGTTATGCCTAGCATGAGAGCGTTAATGACTGCTGGTGACGCCCTTGACCGTGACAACGTAGCTGGATTCAACTGTAGCTACCTACCTATTGACCACCCTAAAGCGTTTGACGAGATGATGTACGTACTCATGTGCGGTACAGGAGTAGGCTACAGTGTTGAACGTCAGTACGTTAGCAAGCTACCTGAAGTAGCGGAGGAATTCCATGACACCGACACCGTTATACACGTCGCCGACTCTAAAATTGGATGGGCTAAAGCTTACCGGGAACTTATTAGCTTGTTGTATTCAGGCCAACTTCCAAAATGGGACGTGTCTGGGGTACGACTTGCAGGGGCAGCCCTTAAGACCTTCGGAGGTAGAGCATCTGGTCCAGAGCCTCTTGTCGATCTGTTCAACTTCACAGTCAGCGTCTTTCGGGAGGCTGCTGGACGTAAACTTAGCTCCATCGAATGTCACGATTTGTGCTGTAAGATTGCACAGATCGTCGTTGTCGGGGGTGTACGCAGGTCCGCTCTCATCAGTCTGTCTAACCTCACTGACGATAGACTCCGAAGATGCAAGTCAGGCCAGTGGTGGCAAGA